ACGTTGCACAAAACACAAATGCTGATCGTCCAGTAATTGAAGCTTGCGGCGGAACACGTCCGCTTTCAACTTATGGCATGACAGTGTCTATCCCTAAAATTACTGCTAACAGCACTGCTGCAACAGTGGCAGAAGGCGGCGACCCAACAGGCACAACCGCGATCACTTCCAGTTATGTAAATGCAACAGTCATCAAAAAAATGGGCTTCCAACGCTATAGCGTTGAGTTGCTGGACAGATCTGATCCGAGCTTCTATGAAATCATGCTCCAGAATCTTCGCGACGCTTATGCTCAGGCAACTGACCAGTATGTAATTGCACAAATTACTGCTGGTGGTACACAGGCAACAGCAACAGCAGCAGATTCAGCTGGATTGATTTCATTCGTATCTACAGAAGCACCAGCTGCATACACAGCGACAAAGCGCACAGCAAAGTCATTTGTATCTGGCACTTCTATCTGGACAACCTTGCTTGGCGCAACAGATACAACAGGGCGTCCAATTTACAATGCTGGCAATCCTATGAATAACGCTGGCTCTGCGATTCCTACAAGTATTCGTGGGAATGTGCTTGGACTTGATTACTATGTAGATCCAAACATGGTTGCAACTTCAATCGACGAATCAGCATTCATTATCGAGCCACGCTCAATCGAAATTTTTGAATCTCCAGCTCTGACATTGGCGACAAACGTGCCAACAACAGGCGAGATTGAGATTTCACTCTACGGTTACATTGCAGCGCAAGCCGTCTTTGCAGGTGGCCTACGCCGTTTCAACCTAACCTAATCAATTAAGCATGGCCGAGGTGCGCTCCCGTATCTCGGCCAGTCGAACACGAAAGGACAGAGATGCCTAGCATTATCACAGCTTCACAGCTTCGCACAGTGTTGGGCGTCTCTGTCGCTTTATATTCTGACGCCTATCTTGACTCAATAATCAATTCGGCTGAGCAGGTGATTTTGCCTTTGCTCACAGCAAATCAAAACGCCGTTGCAGCTGTGTACTTGCAAAACAATGTTGCTTATTACATAACACAAAAGCCAAATACATTTGTGGCTGACCAAAGTGTTGTGATTAGCGGCTGTGTGCCTGCAGTCTTTAACGGCACAAAAACAGTTACATCAAATTATTATGATCCATTCCCGTATTTGCCTTTTGCTTATCCAGCACCTTATTTTTACTTTACTGCAGCCGTTACAAACGCAGACATCACTTTCCGTCCAGTCATTCCAGCTGGTGTCGCGTACCTATCCGGGGCAAATGCGGCCACGCTTTATGCAAGCACTGACGCAGTTGAACAAGCGGTCACAATCGTCAGCGTGGAGATATTCCAAAGCGTGGTCGCTCCCGGTGGACAGATTGAGGGCGTGGACTTTACGCCGTCACCTTTCAGAATGGGTCGCAGCTTACAAAACCGAGTCATTGGCCTTTTAGGCAATTACATTGACGTCTCAACAATGGCCATGTAAATGCCTACGCCAACAACAATCGCGACAAACGTACGCGGCACACTTGCAACAGCTTTGGCTGGCGTAGCGGCTTCCGTCTATTCATCACCACCAGAGGCAGTCATTCCGCCAGCCTGCGTGATTGTGCCAGACGCGCCGTATCTCGAAACAACAACTATTGGCAAAAGCCAAGTACGCGTAAAAATTAACTTTGTGGTCACTGCCGCTGTTGCCTATAACAACACAGCTGGCGCGCTCGATAACCTTGAGCAGCTCATTATTGCGATCATGGGCGCAATGCCTGCCGGTTACACAGTTGGAGACGTACAGCGTCCAACAGTGCAATCTGTAGGAGCTTCAAACCTATTAGTGGCGGATCTCGCGGTCAGCACTTACTACACACAACAGACAATCTAAGGAGAAAACCGAATGCCAACAACAATAGTAACGGGTCGCGACATAACCTTGACACTTGCGACAGTCAACTATGACGCGCAAGCAACGTCAGTCACACTGGTCAACGCGCCTGTAATCACTACGTACCAAACACTTGACGGCAAGGCTTACAAGCACATTGACGATCAGTGGACACTTAACCTTGAACTTCTCGCTGACTGGGGCGCTACCGGATCGCTATTTGAAGCAATGTGGACAGCGTTCACTACTGCGCCAAATACAGCTTTGGCTTTTACGCTAGTTTCAGCAACAGGTGCAAGTTTTGCCGGTACAGCTTTCCCAGTAGCACCTACAGCTGGCGGCGCTGCACCAGACGCACAAACCGATTCATGGGCAATGCTTTGCGCCTCAACACCAGTCCTAACAATCAGCTAAAAGCAATAGAAACGGGAGCACATAATGAAACTGCCAATCACAATCGAATACACATCAGGCGAATTCGGTACATATACCGCACAACCGCCAGAGTGGGCGAAGTGGGAAAACAAGACAGGGCAAACTATTTCGCAAGCACAAGACAAGATTGGCATTGCGGATCTTCTCTTTCTTGCGTGGAATGCAATGAAGCGAGAAGCAGCTGGCAAGCCAATAAAGGGCTTTGACATTTGGTGCGAAACAGTCGCTGACGTGACAGTCGGTGAGGTTCTCCCAAAAGCTACGCCGCCGGAAGCGTAAATCGCATTCTGGTCGATCTAGCCTTGGCGACTGGAATACCAATGAGCGAATGGCAAACGGCGGAGCAGATATACACAGCGCTTGAGATATTGGAGAAGCAACATGACGGACAGCGTTGAGATTGCCTATGACAAGGCTGATTTGCGCCGCGTTCTAGGGGCTTTCAAAGCAATGGACGAAGAAGCTACAGTCCAAGCAAAAGTCGCTTCTGGTGCTCTGGCAGAATTTGCTCAGGACAAGATTATCGGCACTGCTACAAGTCGAGGCCGCGCAGCTGAGAGAATTGCTCGCGGATCAAGAGTTTCCAAGTCCTCAAAGATTGGCGAATTATCCTTTGGTTTTGTAGGTCAGAAATTCTCTGGTGGCGGCACAACAAAACAGCTCTGGGGCGGCAATGAGTTTGGATCTAACAAATACAAACAGTTTCCAATTTGGTCAGGCTCAGCGCCAAAAGGCGGTTCAAACGGCTGGTTTATTTATCCAACATTGCGCGCCATTCAGCCGGAAATCATTGCCAAGTGGGAAAATGCCTTTGACAAGATCCTAAAGGAATTCTAAATGGTCGCACAAAGTAGAACGCTCAAGCTCTCAATACTTGCTGACGTTGACCAACTTAAAAAATCACTCAATAGCGCCAACGCTGACGTAGAAGGATCGAGCAGCAAACTTGGCGAATTTGGCAAAAAGGCTGGGCTAGCGTTTGCCGCAGCTACGGCTGCCGCTGGTGCTTACGCGGTAAAGCTCGCGGTTGACGGTGTTAAAGCTGCAATCGAGGACGAGGCCGCGCAGATACGACTAGCCACATCTCTTAAGAATGCAACTGGCGCAACAAATGACATGATTGCCAGTGTTGAAAAGCAAATTCTTAAAACATCACTGGCCACAGGCGTAGCAGATGACAAGCTGCGCCCAGCTCTTTCTCGCCTTGCTCTTTCAACCGGCGACGTTACAAAGGCACAGGATCTTCTCTCTCTTGCTTTAGACATTAGCCAAGCAACAGGCAAAGGGCTTGACAGCGTTGCAAACAGCCTAGGCAAAGCCTATGACGGCAACACAGCTGCGCTTGGCAAATTAGGCATTGGCCTATCATCTGCGGAATTAAAGGCCATGTCATTCACAGAAGTTCAAGGCAAACTATCAGATCTCTTTGGCGGAGCTGCTGCCGAAAACTCTAAAACATTTGCTGGTCGCCTTGAGATACTTAAGGTCACATTTGACGAGGCAAAAGAATCAATTGGCGCCCGCTTGCTACCTATAATCCAAAGCCTAGTCGAATTTATTGTGAACAAAGTTGTGCCAGCCTTGGGCAAATTTGCGGATTTCTTTAAGCCAATCACAGACGCAATCAAGGACAACAAAGAAGAATTCACGCTGTTTATTGCCTTTATTCAAAAATACGTTGTGCCTGTACTTGTCACCGTACTAGGCGGTGCGTTTAAAGTTGTTGGCGAAATCGCAGGCGGCGTCATTAACGTCATTGGCGCAGTTATTGGCGGACTCAACACTCTTATAAACGGCGCTGTAGCTGGTATCAACGTTTTGATTGGTCTGTATAACTCAGTGCCATTCTTGCCTAACGTCTCCAAAATTACAGCCCCAAGCATTAACATTCCAACGGTTTCAGTGCCAAGTGTTACCTCTACATCAAAAGTGCCGACAGTTAACGTGCCAACCGTATCTGGCGGATCAGGTTCAACATCAAGCGGCAGTGGCGGTATAGCGGCAGCTGCAAAAGGTGCTGCTAGTGCTTCAAGTGGGTCGGCATTTATGTCAAGTATTACAAACGGTTATGACGTAACGCCTAGAACTGGCACGTTCAATCCTGTTGGAATAAACTTGACAGTCAACGGCGCAATCGACGCAGAAGGCACAGCTCGCACAATTGTCAACACGTTAAATGACTCATTCTATCGAGGCACAGGCGGGGCAAACGCTTTTGCATTAGCTCGATCATGACGCAGTGGGCGCCAGTCTGGCGCGTAAAGATTGCAGGCGTTGACGTCACAGACTCAGTGCTGGCCAGCCTAAACATCACCTCTGGGCGTACAAACATCTATGAGCAGGCGCAAGCCGGATATTGCTCTCTTACGCTCATTGTCTTTAATCAAGCGGCTATTGGCTACAAAATCAATGACACTCTTTCGGTTGAGGTTCAGGACACAGCGGCCGTCTATAAACCTATCTTTGGCGGTTCGATTGTAGATATAGCTGTGAGCGTCTCAGAGGTCGGCTCAACGGCGTACACGCAAGAGGTGACAATTACTGCCTTGGGCGCTCTGGCAAGGCTGCAAAAGGCTCTTACAAACGGCGTCTTGACACAGGATTTTGACGGCGACCAAATCTATACAATTTTGTCACAGGTGTTATTTGCACAATGGCAACAAGTACCAGCTGCGCTGACGTGGGCGACTTATGATCCAACCGAGACTTGGGCAAATGCAGGAAACACAGGATTAGGTGAGATTGACAGGCCGGGCAATTATGAACTGGCACAACGGGCTTCATCACGAATTGTTGTTTATGAGCTTGTCTCAGCTTTGGCTACTTCTGGGCTTGGCTACATTTACGAGGACGCAAACGGTCAAATTGGCTATGCGGATTCAACACACAGGACAAGCTATCTCGCTGCAAATGGTTATACAGATCTCACAGCAAATCACGCACTAGGTCGAGGCATAACGATAAAAACCAGAGCTGGCGACGTTCGCAATGATTTGACGATTAAATATGGCATTTCAAGCGGTAGCGAAGTCAGCGACAGAGATGAAGCCTCAATTGGCCTATATGGAGAATTAGCCCAAATTATTAGCACAACGATAAAACACGAGGCGGACGCAGAATCACAAGCCGCTTTTTATTTGGCCTTGCGAGCCTATCCTCAAGCTAACTTTGACCAAATTACTTACGCACTGACCAATCCAGAGCTAGACAACGGCGATCGTGACAGTTTAATCAACGTTTTTATGGGTCAGCCAATAGCCTTAAATAATCTGCCCCTGAATATGTCTGCCGGTACGTTCCAAGGCTTTGTCGAAGGCTTTACCTTTCGCGCCAGTTACAACGAGCTATCAGTCACCTTGCTTATGTCACCTTTGGCCTATTCATTGCAGGCTATGCGCTGGAATGACGTGCCAATTACCGAAACGTGGGCAAGCGTGTCGCCAATCCTGACGTGGGAATATGCGACAATCGTGTCATGATTGAAAGGACAATAAATGGCTAATCCAACAACAAATTATGGTTTTGTTTTGCCGACTTCAACAGATCTGGTTACAGATTTACCGGCAGATTTTGACGTTGCATTGCAGGGCGTTGATACACGCCTTAAAGCATTGCAGCCCGGCACAACATTGGGAGACATTGCGTATTCATCAGCAACGGCAAACACAAATACGCGTTTAGCCATTGGATCAACGGGAAACGTGCTTACAGTCGCAGGCGGTGTGCCTACTTGGGCTGCACCTGCGGTTTCAGTCAGTGGCCTTACTCTCATCTCAGCAACAGCCTGTTCAGCTGTATCAAGCCAAGCTGTGACATCTTTCTCATCTACTTATGAAAATTATAGACTAATCGTGGTTGGAGACGGAACTACTAACGGTTATCTCCAACTCAGATTAAGAGCAAGTGGAACGGACTCAACAACTGGTTATGCCGGTTATGTAAACCGATATTTTTCAACTAATTCCACACAAACATATGCATTTAATCCGGCTGGAGAATTTGAAGTTGGTCAAGCCGACCCAGCTTCCACAGCGGTAGTTGATATTTTGCGCCCAAACCTTGCGAAAAGAACTTCATTTATAGCGTCTGGAATGGGCTACCAAGTTGGCGATTCAAGAGCAATCACTCAAACTAGCCAAGCAATTCACAATGTAGAAACTGCTTACAATGGCATAAATGTCATTTGGACAGGTGGAGCGTTCACAGGCACAATCTACATTTACGGCTACCAGAAATCATAAGGAGAAATCATGAAAACAGAAGAAATTTGGATTGGCGATAACGAGGTACGCCGCAAATTAGAGGGCGAAGAACTTGCTGAATTCTTGGCTCACCGTGAATCTTCAAATGCTAAGCGCGAAGCAGCAGAAGCAGAGCAAGTTGCTAAGTTAGCGGCTAAAGAATCTGCAATTGCAAAATTAACTGCTTTAGGATTAACAGAGGACGAAGCGAAAGCAATTATTTCATGACTTATTTGCAAGGCACAGCCGCAGCTTTTATAGCAGCTGCACTTGCAGAAGTTGGCACAGTAGAAAAAGGCGAAAACCTTACAAAGTACGGCAAATTTACAAAGGCCGACGGGCTGCCTTGGTGCGGAAGTTTTGTGAACTGGTGTGCAAATGAAGCTGGCGTCAAAATTCCAAGCGTGGTCAGCACAGCCGCCGGAGCGCAGAAGTTAAAGGATCAAGGCCGCTGGAAAGAATCACCAAAGCTAGGCGACCTTTGCTTCATGGACTTTCCGCATGACGGCATTGATCGAATTAGCCATATTGGAATTGTGGTCAAGGTTGGCCTCAAGAGCGTTCTGTGCGTTGAAGGCAATACGTCTGGAAATGGCGACCAGCGCAACGGCGGGATGGTCATGATTAAAGAGCGATTTCTAGGCAAAGAAATAGTTGGTTTTGCTAGGCCAAAGTTTGTTGAGCACAGTGGAGAATTTCCTATTGTAGAGCTGCCCAAGGCAGTTAAAAAGGAGAAAAAATCATGAAAGAATTAAAGCCAATGCTGGCCAGTTATGCCAGATCCTTTATTGCAGCTGGTCTAGCAGTTTATATGGCCGGTGTGACAGATCCACAAGCAATCCTTTCAGCTGGAATGGCAGCTGTTGTGCCTGTACTTATGCGCTGGTTAAATCCTAATGATCAGGTTTATGGTCGCAAGTGACCAGAAAACTGCAAGCGGCAGCGCTAGCGGTTGGCCTTTCCCTAGCGTTGTCGGCCTGTAGTTATCAAGGTTATACGCGTTATCCATGCCAAGAGTTTGAGAATTGGGAAAATGATGAATGCCAACGGCCAAGGTGCGAGGCGCAAGGCGTCTGCACAGAGGACTTACTTGGAGACATTGTTAGACCACAACCAAAATCGCCCTAGGTTTCAAAAACGCCTAACGCCAGAAGAAATCAAGGCAAGGCTGATTTTGTTTATCGGCATGACTCTTTCTATTGTTTTCTTGATTGTCACTTTAGGCATTACTTACGCGCTCATATTTGTAACGCAGCCCGTTGCAGCTCAAGCTCCTAATGACGCCGCTTTCATAGACTTACTTAAAACCTTGGCCATATTCTTGACTGGATCACTAGGCGGCGTCCTTGCGTCCAACGGCCTAAAGGATAAAACAGTTACCGACACGCCCAAAATCACGCCTAATCCTTGACCTTGTCACAGCTTTGCTTCACAGTTATGGCAGGGAGCGAAGCACAGTAGCTCTCTGAACGGGAGCAAATATGTACAGCATGGCAGAAGTATTTATGTGGATCATGATTGGCGTTTTACTTGGCTTTTCAGTTGGCTACACAATTGGCCTGAAAGAAGGCAATCGCGTTGGCTTTGTAAAAGGCAAAATCTCAGCTAGCAAGTGGGCAAACCGATCATGAGTTTCTTAGACAACTATGAGACGGTCAATCAGAAGGTAATCAGGCTTCACGCAACTTATCCCACTAACCGGATTGAAACCTCAATCATTGACTGGAATGCCGAAAAGGGCTTTATTCTGATCGAGTGCCGTATTTATCGACGTTATGAAGATGAGAAGCCTGCCGCGATTGATTACGCACATGGAATGGTTGGGGCTTACAACGTCCAGATGAAACGCTGGTACGTCGAGGACACAGTCAGCAGTGCAATTGGGCGTTGTTGCAGCGTGGTTCTAGGTACAGAGACTAAGCCTAGCCTTGAGTCAATGCAGCAAGTCGAGCACATGCCAAAAGCATTTGTGGAAGAAGATCCTTGGTCAAAGCCAATTTGGGAAGAGGGCTTTACAACTGCAAAAACAGCTGTAGAAGAAATCAAGGCCACACTGGGAGAAGTGCAGGCCTCAGCTGCGCCAATCTGCGCACATGGTCACATGGTCTGGCGCACAGGCGATAAGGGCGGCAAGGCTTGGGGCGGTTATATGTGCGTTGAAAAGAGCAAGCCTAAGCAATGTCCGCCAAGGTGGTTTGTACTTGCCTCTGACGGCCAGTGGAAGCCGCAGGTATAATCATGGGCGACTTTGAGATGATTCATCTACAGACAGGCGAACGTCTGCGTATTGACCAAGACGGCACAGAGCTGCGAGACGTAGTTAATCCACCGGCAATTGAATGGTGCGATCGAGGACAACACTTTGCAGCCAAATTAGGCGGACGTGAAGAGGGCGGCATTTTGTGGATTTGTTTAGAGTGCCAAAAATGAGCCATATCTATAATTTGCAAGCAGGATCGTGGGGCTATACCAACTGCGATTTATGTGATGATGACGTGCTCTGCAATGAGTACCTAAGAGATGACGGCTTAGTTGAATGGATCTGCAATCCATGTGAAAATAGGCTAAACCTATGATTCGCATGAGGATTACAGCTGCGGACGAATGGGCTATACATAATAGAGCTGCGCAAGTCGTGTTTTCTCTTGACGATTTGAGCACAGTTCAGCGATACAACACAAAGTTAAATAATCATGAACGCGTTACAGAGTACGCAGAATCTTTAGGCGCTGAAATGGTTGTTGCAAGGTATTTCGGCCTTGACTTTGATATAAACGTCTCTAATGGCAAACGCAATGCCGACGTGGGCAAAGGCCTTGAAGTGAAGTGGACAAGCTACATAAACGGATCTCTAATCATTTATCCCAATGATCGAATAGATGACGTCGCAGTGTTAGTTGTAGGCAGATCGCCTGACTATCACATTGTTGGCTGGCTACCAATCAAAATGGCCATGCAAAAGCATTTCAAAAATAGCCAGCAAGACAGCTGGTGGATTGGGCAAGACAACCTAAATCCAATTGAGGATCTACTAAGGAGCAACTATGCCGCTACTCATATTTGATTGTTCAATCTGCGCCAAAATGTACGGCGACGGACGCAAGCTGCATTTACTTTCAAAGACGCCAGAGCTAACGCTTCATGAGTGGTTCAGCCAATGCTCAGGTTGTGGCTCATTTGGCGTCAAGATTGTAGATGAGTCCGTAGTATTGGACAGATAAGTTATGCACAAAAGTTATCCACAGGTGTGTGCAAAGAATCGCAACGCCGTTCTGACCAGCACTTATGTCGGAACTCTTGACTTGACCCTGTATGCTGAAGCATACAAGTCACAGGAGATTTTATGATCCTCAGACAGAATGATTCTTACTCTTTCAGCATTACAGTTAAAAGACAAATAAAAAAACTGTTGCTGTTATCGGTAATCCTAAGCGCAACGGTAGGCCACAGCTCTGCCCATGCAGTCGATTATCGTGACGCTCTTAAGCTGTATGCACATAGCAGAATCGTTAATGACAGCCAATATCAATGCTTTTACAAGCTAATTACTCAAGAGAGCAATTGGCGTGTACATGCTAAGAATGGATCTCATTACGGCATAGGCCAAATGCGTAATATCAAGTACAAGAATCTCGACGGCTTTAGCCAAGTGGATTGGTCTATTCGCTATCAGAAGCACCGCTATGGCACTATGTGCAAAGCATGGGCATTCTTCCAAGCTAAGGGATACCACTAATGACAAGCATGAGTGCAAGGGCAACTGGTGGGAACACGAGAGCTTGGCGCAAAATACGTGAACGGATATTGATACGTGACGGCTATTGCTGCCAGTATTGCGGAGAAGAGAATGCCACTACAGTCGATCATGTGATTCCAATAAGCAAGGGCGGCACAGATGAGCCTGATAACCTTTTGGCAGCGTGTACTAGGTGCAATTATCAGAAAAAGGACAAGGTAGGCCAGTTTTTTGGACAGCCTAGGACAC